GACAATAACCAGCGGCGACCCGGGCGCGACACACCTGATCTGGAACAACTTGACACAGATCAGCGCGACCCAGATTAACGTCAGCCACATAGACAAGGACGGTGTCGATATTGACATCTTCCTGGCCACGCTGCAGGCCACGGAGCAGATTATTATCCAGGACGCGTCCAGCAGCACGGACTACCAGACCTGGGTAATCTCGGCCGCGCCAACGATGCAAACGGGATACATTGAGATCCCCGTCACCCTCGTCGACTCCGGCGGTACAGGAACGACCAACTTCCCAAACAACCACGAAGTTTTTCTTGCTCTGGTAAGCGGCGTGGTGGGGCCCACCGGACCAATCGGACCCACCGGACCCACGGGTCCCATCGGACCAATCGGACCCACAGGGGACACGGGTCCCATCGGACCCACGGGGCCCACGGGGCCAGACTACGGAGTTCGTGTCGTTGCCGTTCCTGACGCGACGTCCATAACCGTCAACGCCGATACCACGGACATGGCCACCCAGAGCAACACGCAAGCGGCTGGCACATTGACAATCAACGCACCGACCGGGACGGTCGTAAACGGGCAAAAGATAATGATCCGCCTGACGTCGACAAACGTTCAGACGTTTTCGTTTAACGCGGTGTTCCAGGGCTCAACCCAGCTGCCTCTTCCAACGGTCTCGTCTGGCTCGTCACGGGTTGACTACATGGGATTTATTTACAACTCCACGTCTGCCAAGTGGCAGCTTATATCGAGAGTGTTTGGGTTCTAGGTATGGAAGATACGGTTGTTATTGAGTTTGAGAGGCAGGCAGAGAACGGTTCCGTTTTTAGGGACGCGATCCACCTACCAGCAGACCACACTCTCTCAGTCGACGACATTGAGTCCATTAAGGAGCAGCGCTTCCTTGCATGGCTCGGTGTTGTTGAGCAGTTTAGGATCCAGTCCGAAGCAAGTCCGGAGGTGGTGCCAACGCCAGGAGCGCAAAGCTAATGGCCGACCGCTACTGGGTGGGGGGCACCGGGACCTGGAGCTCCTCAAGCACAACTAACTGGTCTACCTCGTCCGGCGGCTCGTCCGGCGCGTCCGTACCGACAACGTCCGACGACGTGTTTTTTAACGTCAACTCAAACGTCGGTACCGGGTCGTTCACGGTCACGATAAGCGGGTCAATAAACTGCCGAAGCATAACCGTGAGCGGGCTTGACGGGGCCATGACGCTGGCAAGCAGCGGCACCGGGACCTGGACAATCGCCGGAAGTATATCCTTCCCGGCCACCAACCTGACGGTCACGTCATCTAGGCCTATAACCCTAACCCCCACATCGAACTCGACGATCAACACAAACGGGGTCTCGCTCGCAAACACCAACATAACACTTAACACCACCGGGTCGAGCACCACAACGCTAACCGGCGCTCTGACGTGTTCTAGGTTTATCGTTACGGACGGGGCTTTTTTTACTGGCGGATACAACTTAACAGCGCTAAGCTTTGCGTCCGCTGGGTCAGCCACAAGAACAGTAAACTTATCAACAAGCACGCTGACGCTGTCTGAGTTTTTTGATTTAGGTACAGCCCCAACAAACTTAACGTTTACCGGAAACAGCTCCACCATTAACATGACCGGCACCGGTGGTTTTTGGGGAGGAGGACAAACCTACAACGCGGTAAACTTTACTAATAATTCATCGGTTGCATCTATAATTATAAATGGAAACAATACCTTCTCTTCCCTGTCCCTGTCTAACAACACCAGAACAACAACCGCATATTATGTTTTCCGCATACAAAACAATCAGACCTGCACGTCAAGCTTTATTGCCAGGGGTCACGCTGGTAAATGCCGGGTTTGGCAACATCATCGCCGCCGGTACCGCGGCCCCGTTTACGGGTACAAGAATAGGCGACCTGGGAGGAAACCAAAACATAACCACGGACGCGCCCAAGACGGTGTACTGGAACCAACCGGCCGGAGGAAACTACACCGACGCGGCCTGGGCCCTTGGCAGTGGGGGGTCCGTCAGCGCCGACAACTTCCCCCTCCCGCAGGACACGGCGGTCCTTGAAAATACCGGACTAAACACAAGCGCCACGATCACCGTCCCCGCCAACACACTGTTTAACGGCATTGATACCTCGACCAGGACAAACGCAGCCACACTAACCGTGCCAACAACTGGGTTAATGGTTGGTAAAAAATACAACTTCTCCTCCCCAAACGTAACATACGCAAGCACTAACATATTTTTTAATAGGCCGGGCGTGACCGACGGCGAGCAGGAGGTGTGGCTGCCACTGTCAACCAACAATTTTACTCACTCACTTTACGCTGAGTATCTTTTTAGTTACAACCCGGTGACGTTAAGGCAAAACGGAACCTTAAAGTTTATGAACTCCGGGCGGGCGTTTAATTATATTTATCTTGCCCGCGGGACGATAGACGTAAACGGTCAAAACGTCAAGATGACCAACATCAACGCCCGTTTTGAATATGTTTTCGTTAGCAGCGGCAGCACCACTAATTACTCTCACCTAAATTTTAACAGCGGCACGATTGATTTTGAATTTACAAAATCAGGTACCCACACAGCAATATACCAAAACTCAACCTGCTACACAAAGGGTGACGCCGCAACCAACAGCGGCAGGTTTAGAATTATGACCACCCAGTCCGGTGGATTTATTACCTATGTTTATTCGCAGGCACCTCAAATTAGTCTTGGTATCGTGCCCTTTAATTTGGAGATAGTGCAGACCTCCCCAACAAACTTTATAAATTACGTATATCTAGTTCCTACCAGCGGGGGCGTAACGTTTTTAAACAACTTGACAACGACGCCAGCGGCCAGCGGAAACGTTAATTATTTTTATAACTCAGCAACAAATATTTGCTTAACCGGAAACATAAACATAGGAGCCAGAAGCACTATTGACGTTCCTAACGCACTTAGTTTACTTAACAATGTGTTTTCTTTGCCTACCTCGTCAACCATATCCATAAACGGACCGACCACAGCCGTTGTTACGCCCGCTATAGAAATTGGTTTTGACAGGTATGTCGGTGTGGCTCGGACAACCAACAACTACATTTTACAAAGCAACTCCGATGTTGGCTTTTCTACCACCACAAACGGCGTTACATCCTTTTACGGCGGAAACTTTAACTTTAATGGGTACTCTTTCAGGTTTAGCCGTTTTATTTTTGTAAACTCAATGACCACGCTGACCGCCGGAACGGGGGGCGAGGCCGTATCAGCCTACGCCTCTGGCAGCACAGGCACATACACCTGGGAAGCTGTAAGTTTTTGCACTATTGTTGGAAATTTAACGTTTCGCTGTGATAACAACACCAGTAATTTGGTATCCTTTCTTCACGCCACGGGAAGCGCAACTAACGCGCTAAGCATAAACAGAAGCGCCGGTACGGGATATATTTTTCCTGGCTCAAACTCTTACATAAGAGACTTCAAGCCGACAGCGACCAACGCGTACCTAGCTAACAACGTATTTGTCTCGGGCGATATAACACTGCCCGCCGGAGCCACTACAGCTTTTGTTTATCTTTATTTAGTTGGCGGCGCGACACAGGCGGTGACCGGGAACGGGGTAACAGCAAACTATTATCTTAGCGTTCAAAAAACTGCCGGCACACAGGTTGTCTTTAACGACAACGCAAGGTTTTACTATTTAGAGTCATTAACAGGCGACGTAAACTTTAACAACTTCAATTGTACAATAACATCTAACGTAGTGTCTCAGGCTGGTGGCTTGAAGACATTCTATATGGGTACCGGAACGCTGACCACGTCTATTTTTAATGTTTCTACCGACTCCGCAGACGTAACTATTGTCCCGTCAACCTCCACCATAAGAATGAGCAACGCGGGCTCTTCTACAACGTTTCACGGGGCCGGAAAGACATACAACCGCCTCCTAAAAACGGGAAGCGGGACCTTAACTATCAACGGATCAAACACGTTTAACACTATCGAGAACGAGACATCGCCCGGAACGATTACATTTACGTCTGGCACGACTCAGACGGTGACAGACTTTAAGGTCTCCGGCACGGCAGGCAACTTGATCACAATCAACAGCTCGACCCCCGGCAGCCAGGCCACCCTGTACAGCGTCCCCGATTCTTTAGAGAATTGCAACTACCTGAGCATCCGCGACTCAAACGCCACCGGGACAAAGTACTGGTACGCAGGAAACAACAGCACCAACGTCTCAAACAACTCAAACTGGATATTTGCAAGCCCAGACGATTTTAGTTTCTCAGCCTTTTTTGGATAAAATGAAGATTGCCGTCTACGCCATAAGCAAAAACGAGGAGCAGTTTGTTGAACGATTCTGCGATTCGGTCAAAGACGCCGATTGCGTAATCGTGGCCGACACCGGCTCGACCGACAACACCGTTTCCCTGCTAAAGGAGCGCGGTGTTAGGGTCTACGACATCTGCGTATCGCCGTGGCGGTTTGATAAGGCAAGAGACGCGGCCCTGGCCCTGGTCCCTGCCGACGTGGACGTGTGTATAAGCCTCGACCTCGACGAGGTCCTGGAGCCGGGCTGGCGAGAGGAGATTGAGCGCGTGTGGGTCCCGGGGTCCACGACACGCCTGCGGTACCTGTACGACTGGGGCAACGGCCTGCCGTTTTTCTACGAAAAGATCCACGCACGTTCCGGCTACCACTGGCACCACCCCTGCCACGAGTACCCGCGCCCGGACATGAGGATCTCGGAGACCCACGCGACCACCAACAAGCTCCTGGTAAGCCACAAGCCGGACCCGACAAAGAGCCGAGGCCAGTACCTGGACCTGCTCAAGATGTCGGTCGCCGAGGACCCAAGCTGTCCCAGGAACGCTTTTTACTACGCCAGGGAGCTCACGTTTTACGGTAAGTGGCAGGAGGCAACGGAGGCCCTTCAGAACTATTTAGCCAACCCACGAGCTACCTGGGCCAGCGAGAGGGCCTACGCGATGCGTCTTTTGGGCAAGTCGTACGCGAACCTGAAAGATAACCAGAGAGCCATGGAGTGGTTTTTGAAAGCGACAGAGCAGGCCCCGTCGTCCAGAGAGCCGTGGGTGGACCTGGCCAAGGAGCTATACCGGCAATCTTCATGGGACAAATGCTACCAGGCCGCGACGAGAGCGTTACAAATTACGGACAGGGAGTTTGCGTACATGACAGACCCCGAGTCATGGAGCTCCCTGCCGCACGATTTACTGGCCATATCGGCCTACCACACGGGACGCTTTGAGGAGGCCGAGCGTCACGGGAAGGCGGCCTTGGATTACAGCCCGAACGACGACAGGCTCAAAAACAACCTCCGCTGGTACAAACAGGCACAACAAAAGGCGGCTTAAATGGCACAGTCTGGAAAAACACCTATCTCGCTGTATCACAGCACAACCGCCCTGGCGACACCCAGCGCGCTAAACTTAGTCGACGGCGAGCTGGCGATTAACATCAACGACGGTAAACTTTACTACAAAGACGACCTGGGCGTGGTGCAGCTCATTGCCGCCGAGGGATTTATTCGACCCAAGGGCTGTATCGGCCCCGGCCACGTCCGGGAACCTGACAATAAACGGCGACGTCACCGACCTGTACAAGGCCGAGGGTTTGACAGGGGCAATCACGTTCCTTCAGCCGAGCGGGACCCCCGTCGACGGCCAGAAGCTGATGATTCGTATCAAGGACAACGGCGTGATTAGAGCAATTACGTGGACCACAACCTCCGGAGCTTTTCGGGCGGTCGGGGTAACACTTCCGACAGCAACTACAGCATCCAAAGTCACGTACGTCGGGTGCGTGTACAACGCGACGGATCTGTTCTGGGACGCTGTTGCCACAGCCCAGCAAGCATAATATGCGTAAGATTATTTTTACTTTTTTAAGCCTAACGGAGCGTAGCTGTGGCTGATAGGTACTGGGTTGGAGGTGCTGGGAACTGGAACGACACAGCAAAATGGTCTACATCATCTGGCGGGGCTGGCGGTGCGTCTGTCCCGGGCGCTGCCGATAACGCTATTTTTGATATCAATTCTGATACCGGCACCAACTTTACCGCGACCGTCAACGCCTCGTTTACAATTGCCAACCTTACTTTTACGTCCGTAGACCGACTAATTACGCTCGGCACGGCAGGCAACCTAACCGTTACTGGCGCCACAACAATTTCTGCTAATGCGCCGGCATCCCCGCCGACCACTGGGATGTTGGTGTCCGGAAACGCATCGCTAGGGGCCATTACTTTAAATTCTGGATTATTAAATATTGATGGTAATACGGTTACTGCGGTAACTTTTTCATCAGGTGCCAATGACATCAGAACTTTTGATTTTGGCACTAATGGAAATATAAACATTACTGGCAATAATACCACAGTTTGGAATTTTGTTCTTATTGGAACACCAGTTGTTTCCGGAACCGGGGCAATAAATTTAACCTACTCTGGCGGGGTAGGCACTAGATCTGTAAACAATTTTACACTTTCCGGCAATCCCAACGTTAACGTTACCGCCGGAACTGATTCGGTCCAAATTGCTGTAAATATTGGTTCTCTTAATTTTACGGGGTTTTCAGGCACTTGGGTTAACATCAGTTCCCTTACTATAAACGGAAGTTTAACTGTATCGACAGGGATGACCGTTGGCTCCGGAACTAATGGTGTTGCTATTGGCGCAACAGGAACAATAACCTCTAACGGTAAAACATTAGATTTTCCTTTAACTATAAGCGCACCAAGTTCTACGGTATCTCTGGGCGACAATTTAAATTTAGGATTAAAAACTTTAAGTGTTATAAGAGGAACTTTTACTACAACGGCAAGCAATTTTAGTATTACCGCAAGGGCATTAACATCAGATACTTCTAACACTAGATCAATTTTGTTAAACGGAAGCACGGTTACTGTAGGCGCTCTAGCTGCCGGGATATCTTTTTCCTTTGGGTCTACACTAACATTTGACGCCGGAACATCGTCAATAATTGTAACCCACCCAGATGGTGCAATTTCTAGCAATGTAAATACAATTTTTTACAATGTTACATTTTCTTCATCGTCAACTGGCACTAGAACAATAACCGGCAATCTTACTTTTAATAATCTTACGCTAACGGCGTCGGCCACAGGGTTAAGTAAATTATATTTATCGGGCAACCAAACTATTAACGGGACACTTACTTGCTCTGGCTCATCTCCCACACAAAGAGCGTATCTTTTTACTCCCACACTAGGAACACAGCACACGATCACCGCTGCAGCTATTTCTGCCGATGATTGTGATTTTAGGGACATAATTCTTGCCGGAGCGGCGGCTGGCGCGGCACCCACCCGCGCGGGGGACCTTGGTAATAATTCAGGAATCGTGTTCCCCGCCCCCAAAACGGTCTACTGGAACCTTGCCGGAACTCAAACCTGGAACAGTACGGGGTGGGCTACGACACCATCAGGGACACCCGCAGTAAATAATTTCCCGTTAGCGCAAGACACGGCCGTTTTTACCGACATCGGGGCCGCCACATCTGTTAGCACATCCCCAATATTTAACCTTGGAAGCATTGACGCGTCAAGTAGAACGTCTCCTCTAACATTAGACCACTCAAGTACAATTGAGATATACGGAAACTATTCGTTAGGTCCGGGTGTAACCTTTACTGGGTTTGGGCTTAGATTCTCTTCTTTTGGAACACAAACATTTACGTCGTCGGGCGTAACACTTTCGGGGGGAATAACTGTAAACAAACCGGCGGGTACAATTTTTCAACTCGGCGATGATTTTTCAACAGCACCATCATCTATTACAACTTTTAGGCTTAACTCCGGCATTTTTAACACACAAAATTATAATTTTACTTCCAGCTCTTTTATTTCTGATGGTACAGCAACTAGGACCATCACCATGGGCTCCGGTCTTTGGACTCTTAACGGAACCGGAACCATTTGGAATGTAAGTGCCACAAATTTAACTTTTAATAAAAACACTGCCAATATCCTTCTTTCAAGCTCATCGGGTTTGTCTAGAAGTTTTATTGGTGGTGGGTTAGTTTACAACAAGCTAACCATTGGTGGCGTTACAACATCAACCACAACAATAAGTGGAAATAATACTTTTAGCGAGTTAGCTTCAACCAACCCTCTTTCACACACAGTTACGTTTAGCGGCAATCAAACAGTTCAAAATTGGACTATTACTGGAACCCCCGGAAATGTTGTTACATTAAACTCTGATACCCCAGGGACAGGCAGAACTATCACAAAATCTGGCGGTGGGTTTTTAGCAGGAATTGATTACCTTAACGTGAGAGACATTGTTGGTTCCCCTCAGAGCGATACTTGGTACATAGGTTTTAATTCTGTCTATAATTCAACCGGCCCAAACGTAGCGCAATTTTTATTTTTAACTCAAAGAATTAACAACGTTGTTTTTGTTTTAACTTCTACGACACCATCAACTTGGACGGTTCCCGCGGATTGGAACAATGCAAATAACAGCATTCACTTAATTGGCGGCGGAGGGGGCGGTGCCGGAAGAAGATCTTTGTCAATATCAGGAATTAACTACCGCGCGGCCGGAGGCGGTGGCGGCGGGGGCGGATACACCAGACTAAATAATCAAACGCTGGGTGTTGGTTCATCAATACCTTATCAGGCAGGAACGGGAGGAAATCCAGGCGTTAGCGGAAGCGATGGCGTTGCTGGCGGAACAACGTCTTGGAACTCAGGGGCAGCAACTGCGGGGGGCGGAGGTGGCGGACAAGCAACCACAACCCCATCATCTACCGGAGGAGTCGCTGGAGTTGGGTCGACATTTAAGGAAACGGCGGTGACGGTTTTGGTCCAACAACCTCAAGTTTAAATATAAATGGCGGTGGCGGCGGAGGCAACGGCGGAGGGGGCAATGGCGGATCTGGTGGCGTTTCTTCGGCCGGAATTGGAGGTAATAATTCATTAGGAGTCGGCGGCGGTGCCAGTAATTCTTCGGGTTGGCTCGGGGGTGGTGCCGGCGGCAGTAACGGCATTGGTACAAAAATAGCGGGGTACGGAATTGAAATTTTTGGTGCCGGTAGCGGGGGTGGTGCCGGCGGATCAGGTAATGGGGACGTCAACAATTTTCCTGGACGTTATGGCGGCGGCGGTTCCGGTGCCAGTGTCCCTCTTGCAGGGACCGCCACGCCGGGTAGCTCTGGCGTGCAAGGAGCGATAATTATTACCTACGTACCCGGCGGAGCAGCCGGCAACATGTTTTTGATGTTTAACTAAAAGGTAACGACCATGGAGGAGTCTGTGGAAACAAAACTAGCCGTACACGAGGCCGTTTGCGCTGAGCGGTACGGACACATATCTAAGCAGCTTGACGACGGCGACAAGCGAATGACAAAGATTGAGTACCTACTGTACGCGACAATTGTGGCCGTCCTGTTTGGTCCTGGTGTCGCGGCCGAGTTTATTAAAAAATTACTTGGAATCTAGTGAGTGTCCCAGCTACCCGATCCGACCGACCCGAGCAAGGTCGTCCAGACCGCACTTGGCGGAATCAAGGAGGCGATCAAGGCCGGACGAGACATCAAGGAGACGGCCAAGGAGGTCAACGCCTTTTTGGACGAGGAGGCTCGAGCACGCGTAGCCTGGCGCAGGAAGCAGCAGGAAGTACAGCGCCGCGGCGACATGATGTACGTCGACGCCATCAACGAGTACCGGGTACTCTACAACCTAAGAAAAAATAAAGAAGAGGCCTTCAAGCAAATCGAGCGCGAGTTTGGAAGGCGAGCGATACAAGAGGTCGAGGAGCTCGAGTCCAGGCTGCGACGAGAGCGCAAGGAGCTTCAGAAAGAGTACGACAGCGATCGACAGGCCACCAGAAACGAGTGGCTGATGATAGGACTGTCCGCGCTGCTGGTGTACGTCGTTCTGAAGCTGGCAAAGGTGTGGTAAGGGAAAGGCAAAATAATATGATACCGATCGCAACGCTACTTGATGTGGGGACAAAGATCCTCGACAAGGTAATACCTGACCCAGAGGCCAAGGCACGAGCACAGGCCGAGCTTCTAAAGCTTCAGCAAGAGGGTCGGCTGGCCGAGCTTCAGGCCGATAACGTAGAGGCACAGGAGGTCACCAAACGCCACGAGGCGGACATGAAGTCTGACTCCTGGCTCTCCAAGAACATCCGGCCCATGACTCTGGTGTTCATACTGATCACGTACACCTCGTTTGGTTTGATGTCTGCGTGGGACCTGGAGGTAAACAACAACTACGTCGAACTGCTGGGCCAGTGGGGCATGCTGATCATGTCGTTCTACTTTGGTGGCCGAACCCTTGAGAAGATCATGGACATGAAGGCAAAACAGAAATGAACCTAACCCCAAACTTTACCCTCTCCGAGATGGTTAAGTCCGAGACCGCACTCCGGCACAACATGGACAACACCCCCGGCGAGAAAGAAATTCAGAGCCTGCAAACCCTGGCAGAGAAGATACTGCAGCCCGTCCGGGACGCATTCCAGCGCGGCGTCAAGGTCAACTCGGGGTACAGGGCCCCGGCCGTGAACCAGAAGGTCGGTGGTTCTCCCACCTCGGACCACTGCAAGGGACAGGCCGCGGACATCGAGATACCAGGCGTCCCAAACGTCAACCTGGCCCGGTGGATCGTCGAGAACCTAGAATTTACCCAGGTCATCCTGGAGTTTTACACGCCCGGCGTTGCCGACTCCGGGTGGGTGCATGTGTCATACGACCCAGCAAACCTTAAAAAACAGGCGCTTACGGCAGTAAAAAAAGACGGCAAGACGGTCTATTTACCCGGTCTTGTTGCATAAGTAGAGATAGATCCACCACTTTTTAGGAGAGCAACGTGGAAGGCTTTAAGTCAAACCCCAAAATGAAATCAGACATCGCCTGCTATAAAGAGGGCGGATCGGTTTACAAATCACGCACGCACAAAGATGACCCCAAAGAGGCGGCCGAGGACAAGGCCATGGTCAAGAAGGGCATCCGCCAGCACGAGACGGCCAAGCACAAGGGCGAGGAAAAGACCGAGATCAAGCTCAAGAATGGCGGCCGGTCCAAGAAAGAAGGCGGCAACGTACGCAAGTACAAGGCCGGCGGCGCCATCGCCATGAAAAAGGGCAAGGACGACAAGAAGGCCATCGCCCAGACCAAAAAGACCAAGCCCGGCAAGGCCGACGCACCGAGCGCTGCCACCGGCAAGAAAAAAGAGTCTCCCAAGACCGATAACAAGCCCGCCAAGAGCACGATGACGGCCTCCATGGTAGGAGCCCTACCCGAGGCAGCAAACGCCCCCAGCGCGGCCCTAAGCATGCCTGAGGACCAGCCTATCGAGATGATGGCCGCTGGCGGCACGCCCGGCATGGGAGGGGCCTCGGACTACGAGCAGGCACTCATGCAACAAGGCGGCATGGGGACCACGGCCGACGCAGAACGATTACTGGCTGAAGAGATGATGAGAAAGCAACGCATGCGCCGCAACGTTCCGTCGGGCGCTGCCATGGGCCCGATCGGCCAGCAGGCGCTACAAGGCGCGGGCATGGGCGGTGGCATGGGCGCCGCAGCCTCTGCAGGACCGATGGGCGCCGCGGCACCGATGGGTGCCTCAGCCGACCTGATGCGGGGACTGCAGGCCGTCGGCCAGTACGCAAGCGGCGGGAGCACCTGCTGATGCCGATCGAGTCCAAGGCCCAGCAACGGGCCATGTACGCCGCGGCCGCGGGCAAGTCAAACATTGGCATACCCAAAAAGGTAGGCAAGGAGTTTGTCTCCGCGGGCCCGGCAAAGAAGAACCTACCAGAGCGCGCAAAGTCAAGCGCACCGAAGCGGACATCCGGCCGCGGGAGATAAACTGTGGCCTACTCAGGCACCACCAACCAGACCAAGATCAACGTAGGGCAACTGATCGAGTACGCCTTCCGCGAGGCAGGCAAGACCTCGGAGGAGCAGACAGCTCAGTACGTTGTCGCCGGCAAGCAGGCACTGTTCTACATCCTGCAAAACCTGTCCAACCGCGGCGTCAACCTGTGGATGCTGGAGAACAAGCTCATAGGTACCGTCAAGGACCAGACGATCATCACGCTGCCCGAGGGTACTGTCGACGTACGCGAGGCCAACTGGCGTTACATTGTGACTCCAGCAATCAGCGACGCGTTGCCGGTCAGCAACCCAAACTCTGGGAACCTGTTCGACAGCAACCTGTCAACGTTTGCCACCTCGACGGTTTTAAACAACTGGTTTGGGGCGAGCTTTACCAGCGGCGAGCGGATTTATCAGGTCGGGTTTAACTCCTACGGCGCGTCAACCTACAACTTTGTCTTTGAGACCAGTGCGGACGGCATCACCTGGACGGTCCGCAAAACCCTGCCAGCAATTACCTTAGCCGACCGTGAGTGGTACTACTTTTCGTTTGACCCCACGCCGGAGTATAACTTCTTCCGTCTACGCGAGACGGTGGCCTCAACTTTCTCGCTGCGCCAGCTCTCCTTTTCATACACGCAGCAGGACATCCCGCTGTCAAGACTAAACCGAGACGACTACTGGAACCTCCCAAACAAACAGTTTGAGTCACAGCGCTCGCTTCAGTACTGGTTTGATCGACAGATCACGCCGCAGATGTATCTGTGGCCAATCCCGGACAACGACTTCCAGCTGTTCCAGCTCATTATTGAGAAGCAACTTCCCGATGTGGGGTCGCTCTCAAACGAGCTCTACATCCCCAACCGGTGGGTCGCGGCGGTGCAGAAGATGCTGTCTCACCAGCTCGCGCTCCAGATCCCAGGCGTCGAATTAAACCGCATTCAATACCTTGAGCAGCAGTCTAACATCTGGCTCGCTCAGGCAGAGAATGAAGAGCGAGACAAGTCGCCGATCTACTACGCCCCGGCGATTTCATACTACACGAGATAAACATGCCCGCATACGTAATGACATACGACTCGCTGGTGGAGGACGTGATACGCTACTCGGAGAGGGACGACACTTCCTTCGTGCAGCAAATCCCGCGCCTGATCGCCATGGCCGAGCAAGAGATTGCGGCCCAAATAAAAACTCTGTGGGAGCTAAACGTGGTAACGACCGCGCTGGTTCCTGCGGCCGGCACGCTTATTAAACCCAGCCGGTGGAGAAAAACTGTCTCCATGAAAATAAACGGCGAGCCCGTTTTGCACCGATCTCAAGACTATGTGGCCCAAGTACAAACAGAATTTTCACAAGGAGTACCACAATACTATGCAGATTACGACTACAATCACTGGGCTCTTGGCCCGATTCCGAACAGCAACTACACGGTTGAAATCATCTACTACAGCCTTGTTCAGCCGCTTGACTCAACGAATCAGCAAAACCTTATCACGCAAGTAGCGCCGCAGGCAATGCTGTTTGGCACTCTCCTGCAGGCCCAGGGGTATTTGAAATCTCCGGACAAGCTGCAGCTCTGGCGCGGAATGTACGATAACGCCATGCAAGCACTCAAGGCAGAAAACGCCAGCAGAAACATTGACCGCAACACCAACGTCATGGAGCCCTAATGACGACGTTCGTATCCCCGTTCACCGGCGACGTCGTACAACCGACCGACGTAAGCTACCTGTCGCTGACGTTCTCAACAAGCCAACAACTTTCTTGGCCGGAGAGCACGCTTCCTGGCGGGACCACTGTTGTCGCTGCCCGAATCATTGACTGTATTGCGAACACGGCCGGGACATCAATCAGGCTACCGCCGGCAAACCAGGCCTCAGTCGGGACGGATATTCTTTTTCGCAACCGAGGCATAGAAAGTTTCGTTGTTTCGGATTACACCGGAGCCAACGACGTCACCATCCTGCCAGGAACGGCAAGATACTTTTACCTGGTCGACAACAGCACCGTGGCGGGAGTTTTTAGAAACTTCACGTACGGTGCCGGAACGTCAATCGCAGACGCCGCATCCCTTGTTGGCAGCGGATTAACGACCATGGCCGGAAAGCTAGAGACCTCGACGGACGTCGTGGAGGTGTCTGTGGCGCCAACTCTGGACGAGGACAGCAGGGCGCTGGCATACGTTTGGACCAGCGGCGCGGGGTCGTTTAACCTGCCGGACCCGGCAACGATTGAGCCTGGCTGGTTTATCATGGTCCGCAACAACGGCACGGGAGCCCTAACAATTTTACCCTTTGCCGGATCAACAATTGACGGCAACAGCACCTCTACG